TGAAGTAAAATTAAATGCTATTCGTCAAGAAAAAAACGATAATTTAGACCAACAACGAGAATATGCAGCACATCTAAATACTTTATATGAATCACAAAAAGCTAGTGGAGTTGTAAGCGTAGAATTAGAAAAAGAAATTGCAGAACAAAAAAAGTTAATTGCAAAAACCGAACAGGAATACAAAGAATATTCACTTAATAAAGGCATTGAAGTAGCGGGACAAGCGGGACAACTTTTACAACAAATAGCTGGGAATAGTAAAGAAGCGGCAATTGGGGGGATAGTATTAGAAAAGGCAGCATCAATAGCGTCAATTATAGCGTCAACATTTGCAACAAACGCAAAGTTTACAGGACATCCAGCGTCAATACTTTCATTTGGTGGAGCGGCTGCATTACCAGTTGCATTGAACACGGCAAGTGGAGCCATTGGCATAGCGTCAATTATTGCACAAGCAAGTAAAAGTATTTCTGAAATTAATGGCGCAAAGTCAAGTGATACGGCTGGCGGTGGTGGTGGTTCAACACCATCTAAATTCGCAACGGGTGGACTTGTTACGGGCATGGGAACGTCAACAAGCGATAGTATCATGGCTAATTTATCAAATGGTGAATCGGTAATCAATGCAAAATCAACCGCCATGTTTGGTAACTTACTTTCAAACATAAATCAAATGGGTGGCGGTGTTTCTTTTGGTAATCAAAATCAAACAAATCCGATATTTAAGACGTACGTTGTAGCAAGCGAAATGACTTCGCAAATAGAGGCAAATTTAAAATTAAAACAAATAGCAAGATTATGAACAGAAAATTAATAGAATTAGTAATAAGTGAAAGCGGTGGTGTCGATAAAATTTCATTGGTTGAGGAACCAGCAATCGAAATTGATTTCATGTATTTTAAAAAAGAATTAGAAAAGTATCGTTTTGATAATGATTTACAAATTGTAATTGGGCCAGCCATGATACCTGACATGAAGATTGTTCGTATTGACGACAAAGGTAATTATTACGATGTGGTATTTTCAAAAGAAACTATTTTGAAGATTGCTAAAAAATTCATGAAAGAAGCTCGAACGAATGACATAAACCAAGACCATGAGAATAAAAAGAAAACAGGAACGTATGTTTACGAATCATGGATTGTTGAAGACGAGCACGACAAGGCAATACAAAAATACGGCTACGATGTGCCCGTAGGAACGTGGATGGTATCAATGCAAGTAGAAGATATGGAAACGTGGCAACGTGTGAAAAATGGGGAGTTAAAAGGCTTTAGCGTCGAAGGTGTGTTCGAGGAATATGAGAATGAAGAATTGTTTAATAAGATTAAAGGAATCATTGAATTTGACGAAGATAAGGCAATCGAATTGGCAAAGACTTTAGGAATCAAAGCAAAAGATTTAGAGGAATTTGAAGTCGTTGAATACGATGAAAATTTTATTCCCGTGCAAGGGTACAAAGAAGGATTAACAGTATACAAATACGATGGACCGCCAGCTGAAAGAACATTTTGTAAATCGTTATTATCATTAGAAACATATTTCACATTTGCAGAAATTCGAGCCATAGCTCAAGCACCAGTTAACCCTGGTTTCGGACCACGAGGTACAAACATTTATGATATTTGGAAATATTCAGGCGGTGCAAATTGCAAACATTTTTGGCGTAAATATTACATAAACGCAAAAGAGAAAGTAATAAATAAAGGACGTGCGCCAGGGCTTGCGGGTACCGCTCCATACGACCAACCTAATCATGGTTTCTTACCTGATAATAAATAATTATCCACATTTTTGTTAAAAACTTTAAAACAAATATTTACTAATATGTACAAATTAAAATTAAACCAAGTTAGAGAACTACTAGGCGTAGAAGTATCTTTAGAAAAAATTGTTTTAGTTGATGGAACGGAAGTAATGACTGAAAAATTAGAAGTAGGTTATCCCGTTTTTGATGCTGAAAATAACTCCGTTGGAGAAGGTGAACACACAATGGCTGATGGCACAATGTTCAAAACTGATGAGATGGGTATTATTACCGAAATCGTTTTTGCAGAAGTTGAAGAAACTGAAGCACCAGTCGAGGTAACAGTTGAAGCGTCGGAAGTTGAAGTAGCAGTTGATCCAATGCAATTAGTTTACGAATCAATTACAGAATTAGGAACTGAAATTGCTAATTTAAAAGAAAGAGTAAATTCATTCTCAAAGGCACCAGCAACAACACCAATCAAAAAAACTGAAGTTGAAGAAATTTCAGTATTTTCAAAATTAGAAAAATTAAAACAAATTAAAAACCAATTAAAAAAATAAATTATGTCATTTAACTTAGGATCTTTACCAGCATATACAGACCAATTATCAACCGACCTAATCAGTGCGGCATTATTAAAGTCTTTTACAACTGATTTCGTTACAATCGAAGCGGGAAAAACAGCAGGAACATCGGCAATCAACGTTATGAATTCAACAGTTGACATCAAAGATGCAACATGTGGATTTGCAGCGGGTCAAGTAGGTTCAAACGCTACTGTTTTTTCTCAAATTCCTTTAGTAGTAGGTAGCAAAATGTTAAAAGAACAACTTTGCCCTGAAGATTTAAGAAGCAAGTGGACTTCATCTCAATTAGGTGCAGCGGCTAACCAAGAGACAGTACCTTTCGCTGAATTAATCGCAAACAACAAAATCGCAAACATTGCTAAATTCGTTGAGAATACAATTTGGCAAGGTGATGGAGCTACATTAACTGGTTTGTTATCTCAAACTACTAATGCAAATGGTTCTATCAATTCAGCGGGTGCATACACACAATGGACAACATCAACTGCAATTGCAGAATTTTGGTTAAACGTTGGTTCATTGACTAGCGATTTACAAACAGAAGATGATTTAATCATGTACACTTCTTATGCTAACTACCAAGCATTAGTTGCAGCCTTAATCAATACAGGTGCAAGTGTAATCGGACAATTTGCGCAAGTTAGCAATGCAGCGGGTGTTAACGCTCCAAGTTCATTCGTTTTCCCTGGTACAAACATTACAGTTTTTGCTGCACCTGGTATCAATGATGCGGCTCGTGTAATCATAGCTCCAAAAAAATACATATTCTTTGGAACAGGATTGTTAGATGAAATGGATACGTTCAAATTCTACTATAATGAAGCTGACGATATCATGAATTTCAATGCTAAATTCAGATTAGGAACAGCGGTTTATGTTTCTCAAGTAGTATCAAATTTATAAATAAAAAAGGGGTGTAAAAAGCCCCTTATTTTTCAACTTAAAAAAATAATTAAATATGGCATGTAATATAACGCAAGCAATACCTTTAGATTGTATGAACGCCTTAGGTGGTGTAAGAAGTATCTTCGTTTTTGCTGAAGGAGCGAATATACCATTTGATATTCAAGCAGTGGTAGCTGGAGAGGTTACTTTGGCTGGTGGAAGTGGTGGACCTTTTTATCAATACAAATTTGCAAAAGATACAGCAAAATTAACAGAAACTGCAACGATTTCAAACGCAAACGGAACGGTTTTTTATACAACTGAATTAAGCGTAAACATTAGCAAAAGAGAAACAGTTAAAAGAAACGAATTTTTGTTGTTAGCAAAGAATCGTGAAATTCGTGTTATTGTAAAAGATAACATGAATCAATATTGGTTAATGGGCAATGCACGTGGTGCGGTTTTATCTACAATGGTAGGTGAAGGCGGTCAAGCAATTGGAGACATGAACGGATATACATTCACATTCCAATCAATGGAAGCGGATCCAATGCCAGCGTTAAGCACAACAAGTGCAAATGCGCTTGATTCAATAGCTCCAGCAACTACAGCAGTAGTTGGAGGATTTGATTTTGTTACTGCCCTTTAATAAATTAACCTTTTAAAAACACAAGCGGTGCGAGGAATCGTGCCGCTTTTTTTATTTTTATTATGATGATAAATTTAGTAACTGGTGCCAACACATTTTTAATTTATGGCGATTTTGCATTGACGATTTCAAGTTTAAGAATACATTTATTTAATGGATTTGATAAATTAGACCACGAATGCAAATTGATATATCACAACAGAATTGAACGATTTACAGAATTTACATTTTATGTGAATGATAATGTTATAGGTGATTTTCATTTGAACGATTTACCATTTGGCAATTATGATTATACATTGCAAGTTGAAGATTTAATTTACACACGTGGTCAAGCATTTTTAGCGGGCGATACGGAAGTGCAAAAAATAGAATATATATCCGATAATGAAACAAGCGAAAGCATAATTTATGTAAGTTAATGAGAACAATTATAGACACATTAAAAGAGCCCGTAAACATTTTAAATGTTACAACATTTGGCGTAAGTTTAACGACATTACCCGACCAATTAAAATCAGTTTTTTACATTGTTTCGATTATAGCTTCAATATTGGTTTCGGTTAAGTATATTTACGAAATTATTTCATTGCGAAAAAACGCTAAAAAAGATATTTAATAGTATGAACAAGTTTAGTTTTAATTCACTTTCACAAATTCAAATAAATTTACCTACGTTTTCAGAACGTGGTTCAAAGAAATGGATAAATTTTGGCGAAGATAATTTATATCCGCAATTTATAGCGGGCTTATTTTTGCGTAGTGCCATCAATAGAACAGCTATTCAATCCAAGATTGATGCTACTATTGGCAACGGATTAAAGACCACAGACGAGGCTTTAAATTACGTTTTAGTGCGTGCTAATCCGATTGACTCATGGAATGATGTGTTTGAAAAATGTGCTCAAGATTACATAACTTTCGGTGGGTATGCTTTAAATGTAATATGGTCAAATGATGGTAACAATATTAGTGAGATTTATCACTTAGATTTTACGAAGGTACGAAGTGGTAAAATTGAAGCGGGAGACGATGCACCAATGGAATATTTCTATTCTACAAATTGGGAAAATGCAAACAAATATAAGCCTACACAATACGCAACTTACAACCCTACATTGTCAATTGAATGCCCTTCGCAAATACTTTACGCATTTGATTATGAACCTGGGAATATCTATTATCCATTGCCTACCTATGCTGGTTCAATAAACGATATTCAAATTGATATTGAAGTAAGTAAATTTCATATATCTAATTTAGCAAATAGTTTAAATCCTTCTTTGTTTATTTCTTTGAATAATGGCATACCAGCACCCGAAGAAAGAAAAGAGATTTACGATGAATTAACAATGGCTTATAGAGGCACAGAGAACGCTGGAAAAGCCTTCGTTGCATTTAGTCAAGATAAAGAGCATGCGCCCGAAGTAACACCGATTTCAAGTACTAATGATAGTTATTACACTACCTTAGAAACGAGAATCACAACACGAATATTAACAGGACACAGAATTACAAGTCCATTACTTTTGGGATTGTATAACGGTGGCGCAGGATTTAGCTCGAACGCTGATGAATTAGCCGTGGCTTATAATCATTTTATCGGAACGTGTATTCGACCAATCCAAAAAAGTATGTTGAGAGTATTTAACAACTTAATTCTAAATAGAGGTTACGAAACTGAATTATTAATCGTACCGACTACAATTATCGAACCTAAAATAACTGTTGAATAATGGCAATTACTAACGTACTTTTCGTATCCGAAACAAAACTAAAATCATATACATCAATTCATCAATCGGTAAGCCCTGACGATTTACAGCCTTTTATATTACAGGCTCAAGATATCTACTTGCAAAATTATTTAGGTGCTACTTTTTACCAAGAATTACAAACACAAATAACAAACAACACGTTAACTATTCCAAACAAAAAAGTACTAGATGATTTTATAGGAGCCATGCTTTGTAACTATGCTCTTTACCATGCTTTACCTTTCTTAAAGTACAAATTGTTTAATAAATCAATCATGAATAATGACAGCGAAAGCGGTCAATCGATTGATTTGGAAGCGTTGAAGTTTTTACAAAATGAGGTGCGTAGCGTTGCTGAGAATTATACCAAAATGATGACAGTATTTTTACGCAATAATTTAACAGATTATCCATCTTATAATAGTGCTGATTTTTTAGATGGTATTACTCCCGACAGAGATACGCCTTACTTTAGTGGACTACAAACAAATTCAAGTTTCAATTTAAGTAGAAATAGAAACTTAAGACGTGGAGAATGTAACGATTGTAACGATTTCGGATATTAAAAATAATTAATTAATAAATAAAAAATAAAAAAAAAATGATAATAGACAACGGAAAATTCATTATTACAAATGAAGTAATTGAAAATAAATATGATATTAGAGTAGTGCCAGACGTTACAGGTCAACCGATGCTTTTTGAAGTTGCAGTATATGGCGGTGACATAATTTTTATATGTAATTATATCTCATTAAAAATATTTGTTGATGGAGTTAAATTGGTAATTTTAGACAGCAATTTCTACGCAGAATTTTCGGCAAATAATATAGAAGGTTTTAATACAGCTGAAATTTTATTAACAGATATTCGTGGAAACATTGTATAATTTTTATAAAATATAAACCATGACAAAATTAATATTACAAGCGGGACAAACCTTAGATGTAGTACACTTTGGTAGTGCGCAATTTTTTTGCGTAGTTGATGGTCAAACACCTTTAGCCACTACAATTTATCATGACAATGATATACTTACAAATTTAACAATTCAAAGATTGATTGTTGATAGCACAATGATTGTATCAATTGAAACAGATACAGCATTAACCGATGAAAATGGTAATTTTTACGAGTGTGTAAAATTTGCAACTATCTTAACAGAAAATAATTTTAAACCATTTTTATAATATGAAAGCAAATACAAAACAATGGTATCAAAGTAAAACTATCATAATGAATATTATGGTTGGAATGACAATGATAATGGCATTATTGCCTACATTATTCACGGATTTAAAATTGGATGAAAATTTAAGCCTGAGATTGAGTGTAATGGTTGGTTTCTTAACTAATATTATAAATATAGGTTTGCGTTTTATTTCAACGGATAAAATCAAAACTAATGCCTAGCTCAATCGTAAGCGCAAAGTTTGATTTAATGCGCCTTGCATTGCCAAAAGATAGCTTGTTTACGCTCGATAATAATACGATTAAGGTAAAGCATTCAGACGTAACTTTAAAGGCTGAAATCGAGGTACAAATACGGAAAGTAACCGCCTCAATTGGTTGCGAAATAACCGACAAATCAACTAGTGCAAAGATTAAGTTTGAAATCAAATTTTAATATTTTAAATTTGTAATTCATGAAGCCTAAAATCTTTAGTCAATTAGAACAGGAAAAATACTTTGGTAAAGCGAATCCACAGGGAACGTATTTAGTTATGATTGATTTGCCTTACACGATGTATTACGATAGACAACCGATTAAGCGGATGAGGTGCCACAAGAAGGTAGCTAATGCCTTTAAAAATGTGTTTAATGAATTGTTAAGTACATACGGGGAACGCAAGATTAACGAGCTTGAAATAAACGATTTCGGTGGATGCTTTAATTATCGTTTAATGCGTGGATCAAGAAGTAAGTTAAGCGCTCATTCGTGGGGTACTGCAATTGATTTGGATCCAAATAGAAATACTTTAAAAGAAACAAGTAAAACAGCTCGATTTGCCAAACCTGAATATAAAGCTATGATTGACATCTTTGAAAAGCACGGCTTTGCTTCTTTAGGTAGGATTAAAGGGTACGATTTCATGCATTTTCAATACGGAATACCTATATAATTAATTCGTTTTTTTCATAATAAATTTAATGTTTATGGCTCGATGTTTCTACATCGAGCTTTTTTTTTTAAAATTAATAGCCTTTATTCATGCACGTTTCAGCGTATTAACAAAAATAAATGCAAAATTTATTTGGTAGTACGGAATGTTGATGTATATTTGCACTATCAATAACAAATAAAAATAAAAATTATGACAAACACAGTAAACATCGCAGAACTAGAAAACAAAATTTCAAACATGAAAAAAGATGGTAAATACACTACTAACTTTTTATTAGTTTTTGGCTCAATGAAAAATTTAGAATTAAAGAGCGAAGATATTCTAATCAGAATGAATGAATTTTTAACTAAAAAAGGACTTTAATAACAATTTTAAAAACAATAAAAATAAATATTATGATTACACTAACACAACAATTAGACAACAACGCAACATTGACTCAAACACATTACAACATGGTTACTATGAGCGAAGTTAAAAAGGTACATTTAGCGTGCCAATTAGAAAGACTTGAACAAGAGATGCAACAGCCAGTTAAGGATTGGAATAAGATTGCATTTTTAAAAACTGAAATTGCAAAAATGAAAAATTACATTAAAAATAATAAATAAAAATAAAATGAATAAAGAATTTATCCCTTACGAACAAGCATTAGCTTTAAAAGAATTAGGCTTTAAAGAAGAATGTTCAGCACATTTTTTAGATGTTGATGATTTAGAATTAAAATGGAAGATTTATAGAAATTTATCCGTTAATATTAATAATTGTTTACAAGCACCACTTTACCAACAAGCCTTTAGATTTTTTAGAGAAAAACATGGCTGTAGTTATTCAATAGGTAGAAACAACGATGTTGTTATTCACATAGCAATCGCAGGGAATATAACAACATTTTTTATTGAAAAAAATAAATCATACGAACAAGCAGAACTTGAATGTGTTAAAAAATTAATAGAATTAGTAAAAAATAAATTAATATGGAAAAGCAAGAAACAGCAGTTGAATGGTTATATCAACAATTAAACGATACACCAAAGGATAAATTAACATGGCAAGTAATATTAAATAAAGCCAAAGAAATGCAAGATAAACAAATGATTGACTACGGAAGATTCTGTGTTCAATGCGAAAAACAAGGCTTTATAATCCCTAAAAATAATCAATTATGCAAATAGTTAACACCACAATCGTAACAACGATAGCAGAAATAAAGGAGCTCATTCAATATTGCTTAGTTCACAATTTTGAAGGCCAAATAAACCTAACATTTGAAGATAATAAAATAATCGTTTCAGAGCCAAGCAAAGAGATAGCACCTGATTTTATAATTGAACGTTTCCCTCACTCCGACTGCATTGATAACTGCCAATAAAAAAAGATATGGAAAAAAGAAAAAACATTAGAAAAGCAAAAGAAGATTACAAACAATTGGGTAGGAAAAGTATTTATATCAATCCTAAATTAAATGTGCTTAAAACTTATAGAAGTAACAACCACAAGCTACTAGATATGGTTAATAAGCTAATCCAAAACAAAAACAAGATAAACCCTAACAAATTGACTGATAAGCAACGTAAAGAAGCAATTGACAGGATAAACGAATTATTGTTTATATAAAACTAAAAAAAAAAATTATGGAAATAAACAAAATATATAATGAAGATTGTTTAGTAACTATGGCTAAAATGCCTGATTGTTTTATTGATTTAGTTCTTACTTCACCACCTTATGATAATTTAAGAGATTATGAAGGATATAATTTTGATTTTGAAAGTATAGCAAACGAATTATATAGAGTTACAAAACAAGGTGGAATAATAGTATGGATAGTAAGTGATGCAACTATTAATGGTAGTGAAAGCGGAACTAGTTTTAGACAAGCACTTTACTTCAAAGACATTGGTTTTAATTTACACGATACAATGATGTATAGGAAAGTAAATTACATACCATTAACCCATAATAGATACGAGCAAGAGTTTGAGTATATGTTTGTTTTTAGTAAAGGCAAACCAAAAACCTTTAATCCAATAATGGTAGAGTGTAAAACCAAAGGAAGTAAAACCAATGGAAGGACATTTTACCAAACGAACTCACAAAATACACCAACAGAAGGGCATAAAAACGATGCTGTAAAAGAGTACAAACAAAAAGGGAATGTTTGGGAAATACCTACAAACGCAGGAACAAAAGGACATCCTGCACAATTTCCTGAACAATTAGCCAATGACCATATTATTAGCTGGAGTAATGAAAATGATTTGATTTATGATTGTTTTATGGGTAGTGGAACAACAGCAAAAACATCTATATTAAATAATAGAAATTGGATAGGAAGTGAAATTAGCATAAATTATGTAAAAATAGCTAATAAAAGAATTGAGCCATTAAAATCACAAATTAAATTATTATTTATATAAAAAAAATATGATTATGGAAAAAATAAAAATATTAATAGCTTGTGAAGAAAGTGATGAAGTTAGAGGTAGATTTGAAGAAATGGGTTTTAATGCTTATAGTTGTGATATGCAGGAAAATAGGAATAAAAATGCAAAACATTTTAAAGGAAATGTATTCGATATAATAAACGGATATTATGAATGTAAATGTGGAAATATTTTTGAAGAAAGTTTAGGTAAATATGGTTGTTGTGGTGTATCAAAATTAAACAAATGGGATGCTATGATAGCTTTTCCACCATGTACAGATTTAGCAGTAAGTGGCGCACCTTTTTTTTATAGAAAAATAGAAAATGGAATACAACAAGATTCAATTGATTTCTTTTTAAGAATAGCAAATGCTGATATAAAACATATTGCAATTGAAAATCCAGTAGGGATAATGAGTAAGCATTATAAAAAACCAAGTCAAATAGTACACCCATTTTATTTTGGTGATGAAGCCAGGAAGAAAACTTGTTTATGGTTAAAAAATTTGCCTTTACTTTATCATAATAAAAGTATTAATTTATTTGATGATAAAATAACCCACGTTCAAGAAGGTAAAATAGTTAACGGATACCCAGCATGGATGTTTAATAATAACAAAAAACATAGGTCAAAAACTTTCCCTGCAATAGCAGAAGCAATGGCTAATCAATGGGGGAAATATTTAATTGAAAAATATTCTTAAAATAAATTTGGTAGTACGAAATAAAAGCATATATTTGCAATTCATTAAACATTTAAAAAATAAAAATTATGAAAATTACAACAACAACACAAAAAACAGAGACAGTGGAAATCGAAATCAATTTCCCAACATTTACAAAAGTAGTAAATGCACATTCTACAGAATTTTATTGCCTTAAAGCAGAAAATGACTTTACAAGAGTTGAGCAGTATAACAGTGGTAAAATTATTAATATATCAAAGTGGGCAACTATAACAGATGCATTTACAGAAGGCTTTGAATTTATTACTCAAGATGAATTTATGCAATATTATCTTGATACAATTGATATATTATATGCTGATTTAACAGTTTTAAAAGCAATGCTACCAAAAGAGATAGAAGATGTTCAAGAAGAAAAAGAAGAAGAACAAGGCTACGAATACAATCCCGAAACCGAAACTATGAATTAATTAACAAGGGGGTTAACAGCCCCCACTTTTTAAACAATAAATATTATGAATAAAGAAATAGCAAAACAAACCAAGGCAACGATTACAAGCCTATTCAAACAATTAGATTTCGATGCAGTGCCATTAGAACAACTTAACGTAATCTTATCAACACCGCCGCCAGCAACGTGGGTAAAGGTTCATCCATTCATTAAAGGCTACAATTATTTACCTATTGATAAAGTCGAGTATCTATTAAGAAGATGCTTTAAAAAGTATCAAATTGAGGTAATTAAAACCGCACAATTATTCAATGCCATTGAGGTTACAGTAAGAGTTCATTACTTAAACCCAGCGACAAACGAAATGATGTTTCACGATGGCGTAGGAGCTCAAGAGTTACAAACTAAACAAGGTACAGGTAATCTAAATATGGACATGAGCAATGTAAATAAAGGAGCCGTAATGATGGCTTTACCGATTGCAAAATCAATTGCAATTAAAGATGCTTGTGACCACTTTGGAGATTTATTCGGTGCTAACCTTAACAGAAAAGATATTGTTCAATTCACAGGCGATACGGAGCTTTTAAGTGCTGAAGCTATACATACATCAAAAGAGAAAGAACGTGTAATTAAGCATATCGAGAATGCTGATACATTGTATACATTGGTACAAGTTAGAGATCTTGTCGGGAAATACGATTTAATAGATTTTTATAACGCTAAAGGTGATTTACTAAATGGAAAATAAAATATTATTCAGATGCAGTGGTACGGGTTCACTCATGACAGAACCAAAATTGAAAGCCGACAAAGATGCTGGCAATCTTTCAGAAACAGCCAAAACATTCGTTGAAGATAAATGGTTATTTGAACAGTTTGGATTTGCCGAATCAATCAAAAATCAATACATGGACAAAGGTAATGAATGTGAACAGGATAGTATGGACTTAGTTAGTCAAGTAGTTGAAGGTGGTTTTAGGGCAAGATACAACACGAAATTACAAAACGATTACGTTATAGGAACGCCCGACATTGTGTTAACGGATTGCGTTGAAGATATAAAAACGAGTTGGAATCTAAAGACTTTCTTTAATGCTGAATTATCAAAGATGTATTATTGTCAAGCCCAATGTTATATGTGGTTGACTGGAAAAGAAAAGTATAAGTTAATCTATGCTTTAGTGCCAACACCTCAAAGCATGGTCCTGAATGAGTGCGAA